CAACGTCAGGCGCAAAGTATCAATCGACACCCGCGCCTCCGAGAGCCACCGTTCCACCACCTGCCGCCCCTCGGCCCGCGTCAGGGCCAGCGGCATCTCTGACGCCGCAACCGCATGCGTCGCCTCATCGGGCAAGATCGCCTCTTCCGAAATCGCCTCGTAATCGGCATCCGCCTCTAGAAACCGCAGCCGCACCCGGCCCGCCAGTTCCAGATCGCTGCCGCGCAATTCCGCGATAACGCCGCCCAGTTCCGGATCACGCACAACAAGGTCGAGATCAACTGCATGATCCACCCGCCCATTGCGCCCGCGAAATTGCAGCACACCGCCCCGCTCGATGGCATCAAGACCATAGGCCAGCATCAAGGGCTGCAACGTCGCGCGCGCCTCGCTGACCTGATCCACCAGATAACCGCGCAGGAACCCCTCGGCACGGCTGGTGTCGAGATCACGCAGACCCGCGCGCGCTGCCACTTCGGAAATCACATCCGCCAATCGCCGCCCGCTCACCCGGCCACTGATCCAGTGCCCCCGCGCATAATTCGCGCCATCCGACCAAAGGTCAAGATTGCCGGGAAAATAGGGAAACGGGCGCGCATCCCATGCCCAGACATAGGCGTGATCCATGTCGAGCATCCGCCCACCAAATTCCTCTGACAGCGGGTTATGCGCCGGGTCACTCCAATAGCCCGCCATGGCACGCAGATATTGCACTTGGATCAAGTCATCCCGCTGCCCCGTGGACTGGCGCGGCAGGCTTGACTCCGACGATTTGGGGTCAAGGAACTTGTTCGGCTCATTGGTGCCCTTGTCCACCGCCGCACAACCATATTCGGCGAACCGGATCGGTTTCGATTGCGGCACCCATGCGGTTGGCTCCGGCGCACGCACCCCGCCCACCCGCTCGAAATGCCGGTTCTCCCACCAGCTTCGCAAATCCTTGAACCGCCAGATCCACGGCTCGCCGTAAGCGTCATCGGTGATCGGCACCCGCCGCTGCGCCGCGCGCGCCTCGGGAGTGGGGTAGAACCAGTCATACCCCTCGCCCCCTTCGATATTGGCTTGCAAATAGCCCAGATCGTAGATCGACCGCCAATCACGCGCGTCGCGATGATCGTCCCCCTCACGCCAATCGCTGAGCGGCATGTAATTGTCGATGCCAACAAAGTCGATATTGCCATCCGCCCACAGCGGATCGAGATGAAAGAACCGATCCCCATCCCCCGGCTGATAGCCGAAATATTCCGACCAATCCGCCGCATAACTGATCTTGACCTCTGGCCCCAACAACGCGCGCACCTCTGCCGCCAAGGCGATCAACTGCGCCACCGCCGGAAAACGGTTGTTCGCCTCCCGGATCTGCGTGAGGCCGCGCATTTCAGACCCGATACAGAAACTTTCGACCCCGCCAACAGCCGCGCAGAGCGCCGCCTGATGCAGGATGAAGCGCCGGTAGGACCACTCATCGGGGCCATGATAGGCCACCGGGCTCAGCTTGACCGCACCACCAAAACTCAAAAGATCCAGCGCACCGGTGCCGGGGTTTTCCACCGCCATCGCCGCAATCGGTGTCACGATAAAATCCGCAGCCCGCGCGGTGCCAAAGAACGCCGCAACCTCGGCCTCAGCCTCTGCCGTCTGATCCGGACTGCCCGCCTGACCCGGTGCCTTGGAAGTCGTGATGCGCCCTCGCCACGGCAGCACCGCCTGATCCTCGGCCTCGCTCCACGGATCAGGCAGGCCATTGCCCGGCATCTGCTCCATCAGGATGAATGGATAGTAGAGCACCTCTTGCCCCATCTGTTGCAGCGCCAAAATGGCCTCGATCACCGCCTGATCGGTCGGCGTGCCACCATAGACCTCGCGGCCTTGCGCATCCTTCGGCACCTCGCCTGCCTCTGCGCGGCTCAGGCTCGAGACCCGCCAAGGCATGTTCGACGCCTCGAACTGCTTTTGCTCCACCCGTGGCCTGATCCGGCAAACCCCGCAGCGCAAATCGTCACCGAACCAGCTCACAATCAGCGACACCGCCCCACAGGCCGGCAATTCCTCGACAAGTCCCTCAATCGCCGTAGCCATGTCCGCGCGTGCAGAGGGGCTGTTGATATTGGCAATCCCGCTCGATCCAAGGTCAAAATTCATCGTGACCGGCGTCGTGGCCAGCGCATATTCGCCCGTGCCGGGCAGTAGCGCCACGCCCCGCACCGCCCGCACAGGATCAAGATCCGCCCCAGGACTGCCCACTTGCGATGGGCGGCACACCTCGAAACTGAACTGCGGCACGCGATTGCCGAACTGGCTGATGTCCAGATCCTCGATCACCACATAGGCGGTGCCGCGATAGGCGGGCACGTTGCCTGCCCCTTCCGCCGCCTCGATCCGGGGATCGGGCAATTGATCGCGCGTGCCCTTGTAGACCTGCATGTTGAGGCTGGTTGGGGCCACCTCGGTCCCATCCGCCCAGACCCGCGCCACACGGGTAATCTCACCCTCGCAGAGCGCAAGCGCCAGACTCAGCGAATAGCTGATCGCCCGCGTGTCCGGTGTCGCGGGGCGCGGCGTGCCCTTGCCGCCACCCCGGCTGCCTTGGGTCACGGTCACATTCTCGCGAAACTCGGTCGCCCAGATCACCTGACCACCCACGCGCATGCGCCCGTAAACCTGCGGGATGGCATCGCCCTCACCTGCGCCGGTCAGGCGCAACCGGCTGACGCGCCCCGTCTCGACCACTTCCGATCCCTGTCCCAACAGCCGCTGGTCAATCGAACGGCCGATCACGCCCCCGGCAAAGCGCCCAATCGCCACCGACGACAGGCCAAGCGCAGTGCCCCCCACCGCGCCGCCAATCGCGGCCCCTGCGGCGGATAACAGAATGGTTGCCATGGCTCAGCCCTCCTCGGGAAATGCAAATCGCGCCACGATGCGCCGTCGCCAGGGGGCGCTCAGCGCGGTTTCGACCACGCCATGCCCCGAATAGGCGTGAATGAAACGGGCGCGCGCGCCCAGTTCCGCGACCACGCCCAGATGCTTGGCAACAGACCCCTCACGCATGCGAAAGAGGATCACATCGCCCGCCGCCTCTTGCGCCAGATCCTTGGCCACCAGATGCCGCGCCGCCGCCTGCCACAGCGCCTCTTGCCGCGCGGGTTCGGACCAATCCATCGAATAAGCGGGCGGGCGTTCCGGCTCAGCACCGCACACCTCACGCCACAGCCCCCGCACCAAACCCAGGCAATCACAGCCCGCACCCCGGCACGCAGCCTGATGCCGATAGGGCGTGCCGATCCAGCCTCGGGCCGCCGCGACAATCCGCGCTCCCTGCCCCCTCATCTGCGGCTCCCGCCATCCAGACGCGGGGACTTAGTCGGGTCCGTGATCGTCCAGTCATCGCCGGGAATATCCGGGAACCCTTGGTAATTCAGAATGTTGTCAAACTTGAACTGACAGGTCATCCTGCGTTTATCGCAGCCCGCTTCGATCCGCAGCGCATCCCCCGGCGCGACCGCCGCCCCAAGCGGATGCCAGAGATCAATCACCCGCCCCGCGCCATCGCTGCGGTCGCGCTTGATCAGCCCGATCAGCCCGGTGGCCGCCCCACTCAACACCCGGATCACGCCATGCCGAAACCAATCGTCTTCAAACCCGCCCATCTCGGCAAAGCGAAACACGCGGTTCTCCTCAACCTCCTCGGCGGGGCGCTCCGAAACATACCCCGGCGTATCCAGATCAAAGGTGCAGGTCCGATCACCCAGAATGGCGCTGCACGCCTTTTGATAGACCCGCCCCAACGGCACATTGAGCGCATCGGTCAGCCCGCGCAACTCGGCCTCGAACGCCCCACCTGCGCGCCGCAACTCGCCCATCGTGCCGCGAAAGATCAGGCTGCGCGCTGTCACATCCTGCCAATTGACGAGCCACGCGCGCAACTCGGCGCCGTCATATCGCCCGGCCTCGATATCCGCCTCGCGGATGGCCGCATCGCTCAGCGCGCCCAAGGCCTCGGTGTTGTCGACCGACAACCCCGTTGTCTGCTGCAAGGCCAAGGCACTCAGCCCGGTATCGGGGCGAAACGCCACGTCCTCAAACGCCAACAGCCGGTCGTGATCGGTAAACCCCATCACCACCCCGTCGCGGCGCGTCAGTGCCCAACACCGGCAGGTCGTGGTGACACCCGACTTGAGATGCTCCAGAAGACCGCTCATACCCGGATCTCCACGACCGGCACATTGGGCACCTCGCCAGCCTGAAAGCTGGCAAGACTGGTCTGAATACGGTCCGTATCGAACCGCACCGGCACATCGAATTCATACCCCGCCGTGACCGGCACGCCGCGATGGGGCGGCTCAGAGAACGTGACCACACCCGTGAAGGTATCAACCTCGTAATGCACGCCCTCCTGCATCTCGACATTGTCGAGGCCCATGCGCACCGTGCCCTTGACCGGCTTGACG